GGTACATTGGATACTATTGTACCAAGGGCACCCACACACGAACCATATCCTTATCATAACAAAGGGGTTGCAGTGCAAGTTGATGTGGATAGTCAATCGTCAACAGCATCAAGCCCAGCAGTACAAAGCACGTTAGCTTCAGTTGCTGGCTTACCAGTAACAACGCCTTCCGCGGCAACTGGGCTAGTTAATACAGCCACAGCTTCTGCTACAAATATACAATCCGCATTAACAACTGCTACCGGTAGTCCGTTAGGTGTGGCCGCTGGCATTAATGCCGCGGCATTACTAGCAACACCAATTGCAGATGTCAAGATTGGCAGTTTAAGCTCGGCACAAATCACTGGACTACTGGCGCAAACCAAATCAGCAGTGGGACAAGCATCTGGAATTATATCAGTTGACAAAGGCATTGGACAATTTGGGCTCAGTGCAGAAAAATTAGAAGCTGCTGGATTATTGAAAAAAGGCACAGTATCTGCAATAAAGTCGGGCCCTGTGCCAATACCAACCGCCGCCGACATAGCATTAGCACAAAGAATTGTGGCACAAGGTGGATTTATGACACCACAACAGGTGGCCCTGGGCAACAAGATTAATGCAATGCTCGCATCGCCCACAGTATGGACCGGGCAAAGTGGATGCTATGGACTAACATCATTGTTGGGCAATGACAAATTACAAAGCAACATACAACAAACATTGATGGTGTCAAGCCTTGCAGGATTAAAATCATCTGGTATAGCAACAGGAACAGAGTCACCACAGCAATTCGGCGGTCTGTTGCAGGCAGCAACAAACATAGGAGTTGGTCCTTTAGCTAGTGTTATCAAAGGTATAGCATCAGCTGACGTTAAATCGGCTGTGTCGGCCACTATAAAGGGTGCACAATTTGCCACAAAGTTTGTCGATGACAAAATTGGACAATTTGCTGGATTTGCCAAAACTACTACGTCAGCTACAAACACAGTGAATCGTACAGTTCTTGACCAACAAGTTAAGAACGCACTGGATGCTAAAGTGCCCACACCAGAGTTCAAACCAGTTACTCGAGTCTCTGACAGCCCATCTTTGTTGGATGCACCGAGACAACAGCTTTCAACAACATTTGACAAAGCCTTTGCCTGGCTCTCCGAAATTCAAGTAGCAGAAGAAGCCATATATCGACAATACGTTATTTTAGATAATAAAGCAGTGGTAACCCAGGCAGAAATTGATGCTATAACATCACAAGCATCGGTGGCATTGACCAGGTATGATAGAGAAAAATCAACTTATGTTACCCCGTTAACCACACTAGCAACTACAGTTCCGGCTGACCTAACTCAAGAGGCACAGACATATATTGATACATTAAATCGTTATATTCGATTGGTAGTAGGTATAGCAGAAGCCATTAAATTACTCAAAGCGTCACTAGAACTACGTGCTAAAAATTCCGTATAAATATTATCATGCCAACATTTATCGGATATAACACTATTAATCAGTACAAAAAATTTACACTAACTGATTTTGAGTTAGTTAAACGAGACCTTTCCAACGCCCTTAATATACAACAGGGCGAGCTTCCAGGTCGGCCTGGTTACGGCACTACTATCTGGAGCTATGTGTTTGAAAGCCAAACCCCAGACACAGTAGCATCAATCTTGGCTGAGATACAGCGTGTGGCAGGCGGTGACCCAAGAATTTACATTTCAAGTTCAGAAGTATATCCACAAGAAAATGGCATGCTAATAGAAGTACAAGTACAAATGGTGTCAAGCTCTACTGCTGAACGCTTGAGTATATTTTTTGATCAAGAGAGTCGCCGAGCAAGTTTTATCTAAAACGGCGTACTTTATTTGAATGGTAAATACTCAAACAGTGAGTAGACATGGCAAAAACAGCAAGACAAACAGCAATTTTTGGTGTAGAGGATTGGCAAAGACTCTATCAAACCTATCGCGAAGCCGACTTTCAAAGCTATGACTTTGAGACATTGCGCAAGAGTTTCGTAGATTATCTGCGCCTTTACTATCCTGAAACATTTAACGATTACATTGAATCAAGTGAATTTATTGCGTTGCTTGATGTTATGGCCTTCATGGGACAGGCACTGGCCTTCCGCAATGATCTTAATTCTCGAGAAAACTTTTTAGACACAGCTGAACGACGCGACAGCGTGGTTCGTTTAGCAAATCTAGTTAGTTATACGCCCAAGCGTAACACAGCGGCTCAGGGATTTATTAAAGTGGTATCTGTGTCTACCACTGAAAGTGTTCAAGATTACAATGGTATTAACCTTGCCAACTCTACAATTGACTGGGACGATCCTACCAATCCCAGTTGGTTTGAACAATTTACCACTATTATTAATGCTGCCTTGGTTGACAGTCAAAAGTTTGGTCGCCCCGGGAACAGTAAAACTATACTCGGCGTGGGCACTGCTGACTACACTATTAATCTTATACCTGGATTTTTGCCAGTAGTTCCGTATACCTCTACAGTAGATGGTATCAATATGCCATTTGAAATAGTAAGCTCAACAACATTGGGTCGCGACTATGTTTATGAACCTGCACCACGACCTGGCAGTGCGTTTATTATCATGTATCGCAACGATGGAGAAGGATTTGGCAGCAACAATACAGGATTTTTCTTTTTGTTCAAGCAAGGAGTACTTCAAGACCAAGATTTTAATTTAGCCGAAGCTATTCCCAATCAAACTGTAAACATCAACATTGAAGGTTGTAACGAAGAAGATCATTGGTTGTACAAACTTGATGAACTAGGTAGTGTTGCTACTCAGTGGCAATATGTAGAAAATATTTTTGCTGGCGCAGTTGAACAGTTGGCTCCCAACCAACGCACACTATACTCTATTACCAGCAGAGCGAACGATCAAATTACATTGACATTTGGTGATGGTATATTTTCTAGTGTACCAGTTGGTACATTTCGAACTTACGTTCGAGCATCTAACGGACTTGATTATGTTATCAATCCTGAAGAAATGCAAAATATCACAGTGCCTATTAGCTATACCAGCCGAAGCGGCCGCATTGAAACATTGACTTTTGTATGCAGTGTTACTACTCCGGTAACCAATGCACAGGCACGTGAAAGCATTGCCGAAATCAAGCAACGGGCGCCTGCAAGATACTACACACAAAATCGCATGGTCAACGGTGAAGATTATAATAATTTTCCGTTCACCAAATTTAATTCTATTATTAAGTCCAAAGCTGTGGCACGCAGTGTAGTCGGTACCAGCCGATATATTGATCTTACTGATATAACCGGCAAATACTCAAGCACTAATATTTTTGCAAGCGACGGTGCATTATATCAAGAAAATGTATTTCCTAGTTTTGAATTTGACTGGGTCACTAGCAACGATATTGTAGACGTTATTCTCAACAGTGTAGAACCACTAGTTGGTAGCCGAAGCATGTTGCAATTTTATTATGATAACTATCCTCGCCCGTCACTCACAGTGTTAAACGCTGGATGGAGCCAGGCCACTAGTTTGGTTAACGAAACTACTGGATACTTCTATCAAAACAATGCATCATCTCCGTTGCCCATTGGATCATATACCAACAACAATGCTCAGTATATTACTGTAGGTAGTTTGGTAAAATTTATTAGCCCTCCAGGATACTTTTTTGATGCCAACAATAGACTCAAGGCCGGAACACCAGTACGTGCAGATGAAAAAACAGTGATTTGGGCCACGGTAACTGCTGTAATACTTGAAGGTACAGCTCAGGGTGTTGGTAATTTACCCAACGGCGTTGGGCCTGTTACTCTTAATAATTTTGTACCAACCGGGGCATTAGCTGATGTTGTGATACCTAAATTTATCAGTGACTTGCCGCAGTCTCTTGAGCAATCCATGGTTCAGCAAGCTGAGTTATATCGAAATTTTGGTATTGGTTATAACAATCTCACAGCAACGTGGTATCTTATTACCAGTACTAACTTGGCGCAAGATGCCCCATTTAGTCGTGCCTATGCACAAAACACATCTGGCACAAATCAAGATGCATCTTGGTTGATACAGTTTATCACAAACGGCCAAAGCTATGTTGTTACGTCTCGTGGACTTGATTATAAATTTGGTAGTGTACTACAAACACGTTTCTTCTACAGCGGAGAAGAAGTAGTGTATGATAGTAAAACAGGACAAGTAATTAATGATTTTATTAAAGTTTTAAAAACAAATTCAAGGCCTGACAGTAATTTACCTTTGCCAAGTGATATCGTAACAGACGTTATCGGCCAGCCTATTCAAGGAGATGGATTTGTTAACGACTATGAAGTTATTGTAAGTTTTGCAGACTCAGATGGTGATGGACAAGCTGATGATCCTGATTTCTTTAGGGTCATTGTTGGCCCAATTCCATCTACCCCTAGTGCATCATCACCATATGTATTTTTCAAACAGGAAACTGACTTTGACAACTTAGAACGTTATCTATTGGTAGAGCCAGGCACAGTCAACGCAACATTAGCCACATTAGATGACATTGAACTAGTAAAATCAGAATATATTGATGGGCAAGTTTTTTATGCATACCAGTCAGGATATTTTTATGAATTGGTAGTCACAGTGGTCAACGGTACTGTGTTGCGTAGTTTAGTGTTACGTACAGATTATCAAGTCAAGGTTGGCCGCGGATCTCTAGGATTCCAATATCGACACAATAGTGCTCTTACTAACGTGATTGATCCAGGTGCAACCAATATTATTGACTTGTATCTAGTGACCAATAGTTATTATACTGCCTATCAAGATTACATCAAAGATACAACTGGTACTGTGGCCGAGCCTTCGCCTCCAACCATAGCAGAACTTAGTACTACATACTCTCAACTCAATGACTATAAAATGGTCAGCGATAACATTGTAATGAATTCTGTAGTGTTCAAACCACTTTTTGGTGCCAAGGCCCCATCTGCACTACAAGCCACAATTAAAGTTATAC